ACTATTAAAAGTTATAAATAATGGCTAAGCAGGAAGTAGGTTTAAAGATAGACGTTGATGTGTCGTCGGTTGGCAATATGAAACAGCAGCTACGGGCTGCAACGAATGAGCTGGTGGCGATTAATGAGAAGTTTGGCAGTACGTCAAAGGAGGCTATTGCAGCGGCTCAAAAGGTGGCGGGGCTTAAAGATGCTATTGGGGATGCTAAGGCGTTGGCAGAAACATTTAACCCCGATAAGAAGTTTGTAGCATTAGGCGGTGCGGTGCAAGGTGCAGCAGCGGGCTTTTCTGCTTTGCAGGGTGCAATGGGGTTATTTGGTAGCGAGAGTAAGGACGTTGAGAAATTAATGCTGAAAGTGCAATCAGCAATGGCTTTACAGCAAGGGATTAGTGGCATTGCTGGGGCAATGGACTCAATGAAGTTATTGGGTGGCACTATTAAAACGCAGGTAGTAACAGCCTTCACAACTTTGAGGGGTGCTATAATTGCGACAGGGTTAGGCGCACTTGCGGTTGGTATCGGTTTAGTTATTGCGAACTTTGATAAATTCAAAGCGGCAGTTTTTAATTTAATACCCGGGCTTAAAGGTATTGCAGATTTTGTTGGTAACTTAATAACTAAGTTCACTGATTTTGTAGGCATAACGAGCGAAGCGGAAAGGAATTTAGAAAAGCTTACAAAAGCAAATAATAGGGCAAACCAAACTATTGATGATCAGATAAAACTTTTAGAAGCACAGGGCGGGAAGGAAGATCAAATTTATAACCTTAAAAAGCAAAGAGGAGAAAATGAATTAAATAACCTTCGCGAAAATCTAAAGGTAAAAGGAAAGCTAACTGAAGAGGAACTAAAGCAATTCAGAGATCTAAAAAATGAGCAGCAAGTTTTAGATATCCAAGAGGTTAATCGTAAAAAGAAACTTGCTGAAGATGAAGCAAAAAGAATAGAATCAGAAAATCAAAAGAAACAACAAAAGCAAGCTGAACTTGACGCAAAAAATGAGAAATTAAGGCAAGAGGCAGAACAAAAAAGATTAGCTGCCGAAAAAGTTTTAGATGATGCAAGGCGTGTTAAATTAACCGAACAGCAAAGGGAGGAGGAAGATGCAATAAGAAAATTTGAGGAAAGTAAAAAAACATTATTAGCTGCAGGAATAAATGATTTTACGGCCATTACGGAACAGCAAGAAATTGAATTAGCAGCAATCCGGAAAAAGTATAAAGATGAGGAGGAAGCTCGTTTAGCAAAAGAAAAAGAAGATAAATTAAAGAAAGAGGAAGATGAAAATAAAAGATTAGCTGAAGCACGTCAAAATACTTTAGAGCAACAGAGAGAAGCAAATGAAGCATTAATACAAGCCGAAATAGAATTACAAAATAGGAGGTTTGAGGCTGCAAATGCCGGACTTGCATTACTTGAAAGTTTGGCAGGTCAAAATGAAAAGATTGCAAATGTTATTTTTGCTGTTCAAAAAGGATTAGAGATTGCTCGTATTATAACCGATACGGCGCGCGGTATTGTAGCGGCAAAAGCGGGGCTTGCAGCGGTGCCTCCATTTTTAGGACCATTGCCTAACCCCGCATTTGTAAAAGCGGCAATTGTAGCTGCAAAACAAATAACCGGGTTAAAGATTGCGGCTGCGTCATCTATTGCATCAATAGCTGCAACATCGATTTCTAAATTCAAAGGTGGCGGCGGTGGCGGTGGTGCTGTCGGTGGTGGCGGCGGTGGTGATATATCTACATCCGCTCCCATAACCCCGCAATTAACCCCACAGGTTACAGCAACGGCGGTTAATACTGCGGCGGTGAATCAATTAGGAAATCAGGCAACGCGAGCTTATGTATTGAATTCAGACATTCAGAACAACGAACAAAGAAATGCGTATATAAATAGGAACGCATCTATTGGATAAATATTAACTTTACAGATATGGAAAAAGGATTACCGGTATATAAGCTGACAATAAATGAGAATGTAGATAGCACCGTTGAGGTGGATGCGGTGGCGTTAGTGGATATGCCTGCTATTGGCGTTGGGTTTTATGCGTTTAATGAGCAGGAGTTTGAAAGCTATACCGACTACCCTAAGCAGGCGAGTGAGAATGCTAAGGTAGCTTTGAGGTGGGCAGAAGAGAATGGATGGGGTGAATGTGGAACGGCGGTCGGTAAGCAAAGGGCAAACCAACTGGCGAACGGTGAAGCGATAAGCCGCGACACGATTGCACGTATGGCAGCTTTTGAAAGGCACAGGCAAAATTCAGATAAGGAGCTTGGCGATGGCTGCGGACGTTTAATGTGGTTGGCGTGGGGAGGTGACGCTGGGATTGAATGGGCGCAAAGAAAACTTGAGCAAATAGATAGGGAAAAGATGCAAGCTTTTGCGGTGGTGAATGAAGAGGAGCGGGTTGTAATTGGTCCTGCAATGATTCCGGACAAACCTATTTTCAGACGCGATAAGGATGGAACGGAATACTATGTTTTCTTTACAAAGGATACCATCCGGACTATTGCAGAAAAGTTTTATCGTAAAGGATTCCAGAATAACGGTAACGAGATGCACGATAGCTCAAAGCCTGTGGATATGGTTTTCTTTCAATCGTGGATTGCAGACGAAAATAAAGGAATCCCGAAAATGAAACAATTTGAGAGCCTGCCAGATGGCACGTGGTTTTTGGGTGCGAAGGTTAATTCAGACGAAGCATGGGCAAAGGTGAAGGACGGCACGTTCAAAGGATTTAGCGTTGAGGGTATGTTTGATATGATGCCTATAAAAATGTCAATGAAGATGTCAGAAGAGGCAGCCGCAAAAGTTATAATCGATCAGTTAAAAGATTTATTAAAAGATGCCTTCTAATCAGCAACCGATACCTTTAGGGCTTATAGCTATACAACCTTATTTAGAGTTCGTTGTATCAAATGATCCAATTACTTCTCTTATTCCCCCCGGAGATAATGTTTTATCTGATGATGCCTTTGAAAACCCGCCTTCTGTGTTTATTGATGGATTATTATTAACTTACGCTGTAGTTGCAGATAGGAGATACATAAGTTTTAATAGGCAGTCTAAAACAATAACAATAAATAATGCCCCTGTAAATGAGGGGGAAATAGTTCAAATATTTTTATAATCAAATCAAACCAAACAAATGAAAATTTTAGTATTAACGCAATCCTTTAGCGGGTGCGGATATCACAGGATGATGCTCCCTGTTTCTTTGATGCCAAAAGAAAAAGCACGTATTACAGATGTTTTCCCTGAAGAATTTGATTACGACATAGTGAACATAAACAGGCTATGGCTTAAAGATGATCTTTTTGAGCTACGTAAAAAGCATGGGTTTAAGTTGGTGGTCGATGTTGATGACTTTTGGATTTTGGATAATTGGCATTTGGACTTTGATACTTACAATGAGCATAATGTAGATGTGCGAATCATAAAGCATTTGAAGGAAGCGGATTTGGTTACATGCACCCATGAGAGGTTGGCTGAAAGGGTTTATTATCATAATAAGAATGTTGAGATCTTACCGAACGCAATCCCTTATGGACAAAACCAATTTACAAGCGAGCGTAATGCATCGGATTTGGTTAGGCTATTTTGGGCGGGCGGCATTTCGCATGAAGAGGACTTAAAGATATTAAGACCAATTACAAAGCGGCTATTGAATAGTGATTTGAAGGATAAAATAAAAATGGTTGTGGGCGGTTATTCCGACAGCAATTATCGGGAGGAATCTATTTGGAAAAAGATGGTAGGCTACTTTACGGCAGATGCTAAGCTAACGAATATGGCTTATCGTGGTTTGCCTGTTTTTGAGTATTATCAGATGTACTTAGAATCCGATATTAAATTAATCCCTCTTCGCAAAAGTACCTTTAACGGGTATAAATCAAACCTAAAGATATTAGAAGCGGCGGGAAAGGGTATACCCGTGATTGTTTCAAAGGTAAATCCATATCTCGGCTTTCCTGAAGATGTGGTTTACTATGAGAATTGGGAAAAGAATATTAGGGCACTGGTTGAGGATAAGGATCTAAGGGAGGCTAAGGGTAGGGCGCTGTTTGAATATTGCAATAAGAATTATAACTTTGATAAGATAAACGAAAAGCGGAAAACATTGTTTCAAAGTTTGTGTTCATAGTTTAAGTTTAGGTTTAACTCCCCCCTGCTTTTTTAAGTGGGGGTTTTTTATATCTTATTAATTATCAATTACTTACAAGGCAAAATATCCATAAATATTTGTTTTGGTATGTAATTGATATGAATCCGATCGAATTATTACAAAAAGTTAAAGCGCTGGTGTTTGAAGATCAAATGCCTGCTGCTCCTGCGGTTGAGCCTGAAGCTCCTGCAAAGAAAGAATTTGGCGGTTATATGCTGAAAGACGGCACAGAGGTTTACATTGATAAGTTAGAAGTTGGTGGCGTTGTTTCTGTTGAAAAGGAAACTATGGCACCTGCTCCTGTCGGTGAGCATGAGCTTGCAGACGGCACCGTTATCGTACTTGGTGAGGGTGGTGTTATCAGTGAAATCAAACCCGCTGCTGCTCCTGAAGCTGCACCTGCTCCTGAAGCTGAAGATATGGGCAAAAAGTATGAAGAGAAATTTTCTGCTTATGATGCTAAATTCTCAGCATTAGAAACAGAAAACGCAAACCTAAAAGCTGCTTTTGCTAAGTCTGAAGATGCTATCAAAGGTCTGTTTGAATTGGTTGAAAAGTTAGTAAAAGAGCCTACAACTGAACCAACAGAACCTGTAAAAAGCGGTTTCAAATTCGGTAAGCAAACAGACAGCAAAGAAGAGAAATTAAATAATCTTTTTA